AGGGGTCGTTCGCCTAGCGTCTTGGCCCAAGAAGGTCTATGAAACGCAGCAGGTTCGTGCCTCCCGTATGCGTACCATACTCCCTCATCAATTCGAGCGTGTGGCTTGCGCTCGTACCAATTCCAGACCCCATCAGAGTCCTGGGCGATATATGTCGCCCAGTCTGGAGCGTATCGCCACAAGTAGTCCACTGGCATTTCTCGCATCTTGATCTCCTACCATTCGTCATAAGTTGCAAGAGGGTGTCGCAGCTCGTCCTCGGTAATAAGGCCGGCATAAAGGAGCTTCATCTCGAGTCCGCGGATTGCCCACTCGAGGTGCTTGGCTCCCTTCTGTAAGTCTTGAAGCTCTGTACCTTTCTTGCTGGATCGCAAGATGTACTCGAGGGCCTTGGCGACATCGACCGCGTAAAGCCCTGTTAGCTGATTAACGACTGCTTGCTGGATGTCTCGCGACTGGATGCTCCTGCCGCACGGACACTCCAAGATTTGATAGTGATTAGGCTGGTTGATGAGGTCGTTATCGACCCCACCATCCTTATCCTTCTTGGCTTTTGGGTTAGCCATTTCTCTCTGAACCTTTTTGCGAGCGGCTTTTTGCTTTTGTCTAGCTATGCTCAGCCGCTTTGCGTGAACAAGATCTTTCATCTCTCCTCCAATAGACATGGACCCTTCCGCACGATCCGCATCTCATATATCTCGCGATGACCTCTTTGTTCTTAACCTGCTTCCTATCGTCCATTTCCCTTCCGCAGCTGCACTGCATTAAAAGGGGATGTCATCTTCAGGAAGGTCAATGGGCTGGGCTGCGGACGGTTGTGCTGCTGCGGGAGCATTGCTGTCACCGCTCTGCTTGCTCAGCATCTGCATCACGAACGAGTGGACCTCTTTGACCCTGTACTCGATCCCGTCCTTCTCATACTTGCGGGTTTTCGTCGTGCCTTCGACGTACAGCTGCGTACCTTTCTTGACGTACTGCTGAACTACCTCAGCCAGCTTTCCCCGAAAAATAACGGTGTGCCACTCGGTCAGCTCTTTTTTCTCTCCGCTTTTTTTGTCGGTCCACTTTTCACTGGTAGCCAGGGTGACAGTGGCCACCGTGTCTCCGTTATCGAATGTTTTTACTTGCGGGTCTTTGCCTACGTTTCCCACAAGGATTTGCTTGTTAATCACTCTTGACTCTCCGTAATTGGAATGTGGTTGATGGTTGCGAGCGATACTCCTCGAGATCCCAGTCGGGGTTGTTAGCCACGACTGCGTTCTTGTACGAGATCGTTCCCTTGCTCTTGGTTGTGATGCTCATATAGCGATTGCCGACCATCTTCCGGCCAGCAGCCATATCCTCGAGCTGCTGCCTTATCTCCCCTTTGCGCTGCTCTAGGCTTGCGATTTGGCTGTCTATTGAGAACAGCTCTTCCTCACCTGATACCCACTCCGGCAGCTTGGTTGCGTCTACGATGTCTACTGGTTCATGCGTTTCTGCATCTTTAAGAAACGTGACCCAGCCCTCGAGGAGAGCTGCTTGCGCTAACGGGTTGGCGTGATACTCGAGGAGCTTCATCTGCGCTGGGGTTCCGTCAGAGGTGACGAAGATGCAGCGTTTAGCACCAGATACCATGAGGTTGTGCTCGAGCTGCCACATGATGTACTGCGGCAGCTGCTGGTCATCTATTGCCTGCGCGAGCTTTTTGTTCCAGAGCTTATGCTCGAAGATGATCGAGCCATCCTCGGTCATACCATCCAGGCTGCAAGCTAGTTTGTCTTTGAGAATCTCTAGGGTTGCAGCGGGGGTCCCCTCGGGGAAGTCTGAATCCTCCATCTCGCAGCACTGGGCCTCGAGGGTGATCGGAGTTTTCTCAACCTCTGTCATCAGCTCTGCAACGATAGGGCGAGCTGCTTCTTCGGCTTGATGGCCTTTATTGAAAAGATCCTGCACCTTACCGCCCACTGGTTTTGAGTATCCCGTGGTGTAGCTGGTCAGCAGATCCTCTCGTTTGGTGTAAGGGGATTCGCCCATCATGGCTGGGGCATTGCTGCCGGTGAGCTTGGACTTGCGCCATGCCTTCCATAGCGCAGTCCCTTGGTTGATGTCTTTGAGCTTCACGCTGCCTCCTTGCCACCAGCGGCTGCGGAGAGCTGTGCGATCTGCTCTTCAGTGGCGAGATATCCACCCTTCTGCATACGAGCAGTAATCTCACCTACCGTGTGCTTGCCTGACTTAATCAGATCGATTGACTGCTGGAGCTTTTCCTTCGTAACAGGCTTGCCCTTCTTTGCTACCTCAATGACTGGTGCAGGCGCAGGCTCCTCTGGCGCAGCCTCAGTAGCAGGGTCCTTTTGCTTCGGGACTGGATTGTCATTAGTGTCCTCCAGCTCATCATCTGAGTAGACATAACCGTGCAAACCGATGAGCTTTAGAATCACGCGGTCTTTAGCGCGCTTCTCAGCCATAGCGAGGGGAAACTTGTTCTTGGAGTTTTTCTGCGAGGCTTCCCCGTAGGACCACTCGCTTTTCTCCCCCAGATGCCCTCGGACCCAGACGGCAGCAGAACCAGTAGAGCCTGCCTCGAGGTCCACTGAGATCAGCTGCGGGTCATCGAATGATACGCCCTGGGCGGCAGCGATCCGCTCGAGCGCCTTGTGGTAGACACAAAGCGTCCCGTGGCAATCCCACAGCGCGGATTCCGCTGTCTCGCCTATTTCTTTGAGCTTCTCCCCAACGATCTTGGGATAGTTGAGTTTCTTCTTAGGCATCGCGCGCCTCCTCTGTAGCGTCCAGCTGCTCGCCAAAGACATAGCTGTGGCTATAGCCGCTGTTGTAATTGCTAACGAAGGGCAGGGATTCGTGACTGGTGGGGAAGGCGTGTGCGTTGCCATCCCTATAGTCTGTGTAGCCTTGTATCCAGGCTTGAATTGCCATTTCTGGATCGTCGGCTCGAGAGATTTTGTCCAGACAAGGACGCAAGCAGTGTGGGCCTAGCAAGTACAGCTGGGTGAACAGCTCACCAAACTGCAACGCGCTGTTGTACTGCTCATCGACCATGACTGGTATTGCCGATAAGTCATTCATATTTCCTCCTCAGCGGCTCGGAAGTGAGCGGCTATGGATGAATACTACATCCAGCTACGGTATAAAACAACATCTTTAGGGATATGTAATTTGGGTTTTATTTTTTTCAGAACCAGACATTTTTCACAAAGAAAACCAGACATTTGTACGGACAAGTAAGCGTTTAAGCCATTTTTTTACTCGATATGTATGGTTTCGCTACATAACTTGTATGGATTATTGATCGTGATCTACGGTTGGGTATATGCTTACAGGAGTGATAAGAGATACAAGGTATCCAGACCTTGTGATATTGATATAACAATAGAACGAACAGCGTCGATCAGCTTGGCACGGGAACACTACCCAGGAGGAAATAATGAATAAATTTTACTGGACTACAGATTCGGGGCTGCTCACATGGAGTCGCTTATTTTTAGGGGATTGGGTGAATTGGACTGTCAACAAGGAGTTCAATGGAGTGGCGGTATTACGCATCCCAGACACCGATGGGGTCAGTGCTAACTGGCTTTGGGCTGTTACAGATATCTTCGGTATGAATTTCTTTCGGCGGGGAGGCGGAGATGCAATATACAGAGCTTGATTCTCTCGACCTTCGCGAGAAGTTGGCGCAGCTGACAACAGAAGATCAAATTATGCTTGCATGGCTTGTGTACCGGCTAGGCGACGCATCTGAGACATGGGACAACGTATTCCGCGAGAGCACGGGCCAGCAGGGGTTTAGGCAAAGTTTTGTTTAGTCTGAGCCCTTTGCGGCAGATTCCGCCCTAGTAATTATCATCGCATCTACGATTTTCTCTACGGCCTGACGGCTGTTGAGATCGAGCATTTGTATGCGCTCTGCTAAATCATCCGACCTCGAGTGGTCGGTGTCCATCCATGCCGGCTCTAGGCTACAGGCTTCTTCGATGCGTCTAGCCAGCCTGTCTCCGACTTCGCGCCGGTTGTCTGAATTTAGGAATATCCGTGCCAACTGCATCTGGGCGATGCCGGTTTGTTTGGCCATTTGGTTAGGAACCCCTTTGTACCTAACTTGAATTAGATACTTGAGGTTCTCGCGGCGAATCTCATAAACGGTACGCACAATTCTCTCCCTGGGCTTCGTGGATCTTTTGACCTCTTTGACTGCACCGAAGCCGATGTTGCTAGTGTATAAGAATAATCCCTCTCGGCATTAACTTTAACACCAATCCTATACGCTTCGTAACTTTTTTAAAGCTCCCCCGCCAATCCATTTAGGTTGATTTCTAATACTTTCGGGATTAGTCTCTCTGGTCGGGAGGATTAACTATGCAAAAAATACTGTCTTGTCTGCAAAAAACTAAAAGCACTGGCAAGGATAACAGGGGGCGAAATACTTGGAAGGCTTGCTGTCCAGCGCACTCCGACTCAGACCCCAGCCTGTTAATAACAGAGGCCGATAATATGGCCTTGTTCTATTGTCGATCCGGTTGCGATCAAGCAAGCATCATGGCTGCGCTGCAAGCACTGGGCCTCACGCCCAAGGACCTGCACTGGGATGAGGACTGGAAGCCTCGAGCCAAGCCGGTTTTCGAGACCTACCATAAAGCACTGGTGATGATCGGCCAGAACGATATCAAGGCCGGCAAGCGCCTCATACCGTCCGATAAGGCTGCTTACAAGGACGCCAAGCTGCGCGAGCTGATGCAGCAGGAGGCGGTGGCATGAGCTTTGTTGCCCAAAACGCAGTGTGGGCGCTGCCTATGCGTCCAGCCAGCTGTAAGTTTGTGCTTCTCGCCCTGGCTATGAGAGCTGGAAACAAGGGAGCGCAGTGTTTCCCGTCAGTCTCGAGGCTTGTCTCTGACACTGGGCTCGACCGCAAAACGATAATGGCTGCTGTCTCGATGCTCGAGGAATGGCAGTTCATCAAAGTAGAGCGGCTGCGCGGGGCCAGTAATAGATATGTCATCGACATAGAGGCGATAAAAAGAGCAGCTGATGTCCCTGATGATGGTGAACCAGCTGATGTGGTCCCCATTCAAACCAGTACCAAAACTGGTACTACAAGCAGTACCGATATTGGTAGTACCGATAACGGGACCAGTACCGAAAACGGGACTCAACCAGTACCAGAAACGGGACCCGACCAGTACCAAAAACGGGACACTAACCTATCAGTAACCTGTCAAGAACCTATCAAGAGCGAGAACAAGGGCAGGAAACCTAAGACTGATTTGCCTGATTGGTTCGTCGCTGAAGGCGTTACCGATGCACATCGAGCTTGGGCTGAATCTCACGGATTTATGGTGGGTCTGCTCGATCTCCACTTCCAGTCTTTCATCGATAAGGCGGCAGCAAAGGGATACCAGTATGCCGACTGGGATCGAGCGTTTTACAGCGCGGTCAGAAGTGATTGGGCAGGGCTAAACCAAAAGGCAGCTGAGCCGACAAAGATTGCGGGGGTGTATGTCGCATGAATGATTTTGTCGCAGTTCCTAACTTTAAAAACATAGATATCCATGAAGAGCTGGCGGACGCTGAGCTTGGGGATATCGTAACTCCTGATGCTCTGGTGGGCAGATTACTTGAACGGCGCTCGACGATGGCTGAGGGAATCAAGCTGCCATTTGAGAAGCTGGCGAAAACAGATTTTCTGATGCACAAGGGCTCACTGAATTTGATCGGTGGCTATACCGGCCATTTCAAATCAACGATCAGCAGCCAAATCGGGCTGCGCGCCCTGCGTACGGGGTATCGGGTTGGCATCGCGAGCCTCGAGCTGTTTGCGGAAGATGTGCTCGAGCAATACTGCGAAATTGCTTTGACCCAGCCTCGGCCCAACGAAGAATACGTCACGGCTTTTTCCGAATGGGCCAAAGAAAAGCTCTTCATTTACGACCGGATGGACGCGATCACCCCAGAAGAGGCGGTCCAGATGGTCATCGCGCTCTCTAAATACTGCGGTTGCGATCTGATTGTTCTTGATGCGCTGATGATGATGGGTGTTTGTGGGGACACCGTGGTGGAGCAGCAGTTCACTCAAACCTTGGCCGCGGTTGCCAAGCGTTTCCAAGTGACCATTCTGCTTGTGCATCACGTTCGTAAGCCCTCCGGCTTCGACGGCGAAGAAAAGATGCCAGGGAAGTATGACTTCATAGGGTCCAGCCATCTGGCCAATATCGCAGCCTCGATCATGCTGGTATGGCATGACAAGAAACAAGCGGAGCTGCGCGCGCAGGCGGAGCTGGGGGAGTTCAACGCTGACTACAACCCCAACCAGCACGACATGGTTTTCAAGGTCGCGAAGAATCGTTACGGGAGATACGAAGGGGGTATAGCCCTTTGGCAGCACGAAAACTGCCGCGGCTTTACTAGCGACCGCGATAGAAAGATCACACCGTTCTCGCTGCACCAGATGACCGGCAAGATCAAGGCGGTGGTATGACCACTTCATTCGCGCTGCAAAAGAAAGAGCAGATCGAGTACATGGCGGTCACGCTGAGCGATCTGGTGGAAAAGCACGGGCTCGTCACGGTTGATTACAAGGTGGGAAGGACCCGTTCGTCGTTTCAGCAAGCTGCGCTCGAGGTCTGGTGCAGGCAGGTTGCGGAGTTCTTTAACGAGCAGGACATACCTCGAGCGATCAAGAGTCCGATATTTAAGAAGGGCGAGATGGATGCGCCCTGGTCGCGAGCTGCGGTTAAGAACGAAATCTGGCGACCGATCCAGCTGGCTAAGACTGAGAAAGAATCTACGACTCGAGCAACCAGTCGCGAGTTCTTCGAGATCCATGAATTTATTGTGCGCGCCTTCGCGGAGAAGGGGTTGCAGCTACCGCCGTGGCCAGTGAGGAACGATGGCCGCGATTAAAAGAACCCCAGCAGATGTTGCGTTTTCCCAGTGCATTAGAGAGCGCAGCGACTGGACCTGCGAAAGATGCGGGACCAAGTACGAACCTGGGGCTCGAGGACTCGAGTGCAGCCACTACCACACCCGCGGTAAGTGGGGGGTACGCTTCCATAGCCTCAATGCTGAGGCCCTGTGTACAGGTTGCCACTTCCTCGAAGGCGGTTTGAAGAGAGCTGACACGCAGCTCACAGAATTTCAGCGAGAGCTGCTTACCGATCTAGTGAATGACACTGGGTTAGGTAAGGAAATCAGAAGGACTAAAGGCAAAGGGGCAATCGCCAAACATTTCCGCGAGCAGCTGGATCTTATGAAGCAGCTGCGGGAGTGCGGCGCTACGGGGCGAATAGAGTTCGAGGATTTTGTATGAACCAATTTTTCAATCGCAGGAAGTCTGTGCCGGAAGATCTCGCAAACGGTGCAGCGTATGACGATCCGAGCTGGCAGTTTGTTCAGCGCGAGCTGGCACGGATTCAAGAGCGTTCAGTGGTCGAGGAGTCTAACGACCAGCAGCTAGAGGAGCGTCACCAGATGGAAGAAGCAGACCAGAAGGTACTAGATGAGCTGGCTCGATATCTGGGTCCGCAGCGGCAAAAGGTTGTGAAGGCTAAGTTCGGGCGGAAAATCGCGGAGCGAGTGGCGGCGGAGAACCAGCACTTTCAAGCGACTGGGCCAAAGATACCAGCTCCCAGCTCGCAGCTCGCCAGCTCTGAGACTATGGAAATAGCTATGCGTACTCTCAGGGACCAGATAGAGCACTGTGTCGGGGGAGAGCGCAGGGACGCAGAGCGCCGGTTGGCAGTCATCCGCAATGTTTATGAGAAGGCGTACGGGTGCTCAGCAAGCATTTAGCTAGGCAGCTGCTATCAGACTGGGGAAGGTACGAGAGAAAGGAGATCAGGCGGATAGGGTTCCCCGCCGTGTCTCCCATGTTTCGTGATTATCTCGCTGGCTATCGGTCAACAGTCCCAGGGTCCAAAGATGAGCGCATCATCGAAAAGACTGGGGCAGCTCTGGCGCAGATGCACCAAGGATTAGCCAAGACTCTTAGGCTGGTTTATCTGGATCGGGGCAAGTGTCCGCGTAGGGCGCATGATCTCGCGCTGCACGGATTTATTAAGGAGTTCGAGTCGCTACCCGAAGAGATTTAGCATTGTTCTGCACTCATCTGAACAATACCTCACCCTTCGATCTTCAGTGAGGACAGTCACCCCGCAGCGCCGGCACTGGATCTCGACGCCTTCGCGGGGTCTCCGTTGGTATTTCGCAGCCTGCTTGCACTTGTTCGAGCAATACTTTGCCCTGGGGTCTACAGCGGTGAAGCCCGTCCCGCAAACGACACACTTAAACTTTTTGCGCTTGCGCGGCATTAGTGCGTCACCATAGGCGGCTCAGTCACCAGCAGCGCAATGGGAAACTCTGACCATCGCTTGTTCTTCTTGGCGTTCGAGTAAACCCTGCCATTGACTACTGGCAGAAAACCGAAGCGCGTTATCTTCACCATGTCCTGCTTCAGCATACGCTCCAGGGCGCGATTAACATCCTCGCCGGCATGAGCTGGCAACCAGTTGTGAATGACATCAAGGTGAGCTGCGTTGTGGCCATGACACCAGAAGATGAGGAAGTTCCAGATGTCAGCCTCGAGCCTAGTCACGGCATCAGACTCAACGGTTCGCGCACATCTGAGACTAGAATTGCGCGGGTAGGGCGCTGCCAGAGGTACTTGCACTCGAATCGCTGCCCAAGGACAGGTATGGGGTCCTGATAGAGCTGCGCGTAAAAGGCGACTCGATCACCTACTTGGACGTATTCGCTGGCACTCGACGGGATTCTCCCCCGAAGGAGAGAACCGTCAGCACACTGGACAACCCAGTCCATGCCATCTCCGTAAGCAGTAAACTTACCGCAGTAGGATTCCACTACCTCACCACAAATCAGGTGCTTCATGCAGAGCGCAGCCACTGGTTTACGGTCTTGTCATTGTCGTGCGCTTTGTCGATCTCGCGCTCGATCAACCAGTCCTCGGCCTTGTCGTAGTCCATGTCATCTACTGGGTGGCCGTTGTAAGTAGCGATAGCCTGCACATCCCAGAATCGCACACCGTCCTCGATCCAGCCGTCCACGGTCGATTCATCCCAGTTCAGCTCGGGATCATCCGCGTCTATCTCAATCGTGATCGTGATCTTCGGCATAGCTCGACCCTCCGTACAGCTCGGCGTACTCGCGATTAGCAGCCTCGATCCTCAGTTCTTCCTGATAATCCATCTCGCCAACAATGCCGAAAGCGATACTCAGGACCGTGAATAGCAGCGCAGCCAAGTAATGTTCTGGCCAATCACTCAGTCTCTTCATCTGTCTGGGCCTCCTGTTCTGCGCGGTATGCCTCGAGCCAATCGACCGCGATACCGCAAGCGGATCGAATGATCTTTTCCGCGTCTGCCTTTTCGTGGGATGCGTACAGGGCCAGTGCGGTACAGGTAAACGCTCCGAAGATCGCCTCCATGTGCTCGCCCTTGTCGCCGTACTCCCGCTCGATCTCCTCCATCAGCGATTGCATCTGGCGCTTGCCGACAAAGTAGGGGCGGGTGGTGTCTAGTGCTTTATCGTTCTCCATCGCCGCAGCCACTGCTCGGCCCACCGCGAGCATTTCTTCTTGGGCTTCTTCTTCGTCCATACCTAGTCCTCTTGGGGTCTTTTGATGATTGAAGGGACAAGGCGCTCTGGGATCTCTCTAACTTCGCCCTTGTCGCTGGTGATCTTCAGACGCAGCTCGCCGCGGAAACCTAACCACTGGGTCTTGATGGGAACCTGATTCCCCTCGAAGAGATCCGGCGCTACATCCTTGAGCTGGAAGTAAGCGTCCAGCTGGTCTAACAGCTGATCTCTAATTGCGCCCAAATCTCGCAGGCGCCCAAGGATCTCTAAGGCTTGTGCGTTGCTGGTTTCTCGATCAGATATTCGCTCGAGAGTGTTGAAGTGCTGGTCCATTAAGGCGCACCTCCAGCTCGGGCTTCCCACTCGCCGCAGTCCCATCCATAGGAGTGCGTAGCGCGCTGCTCCTCCTCATGCTCACTGGGGGATGCTTCTGGCTCTCGGTAGCGAATCTCGACGAGATTGCGGAACCATTCTTCTGGATGCTCGAGAACGTCAGCGGTTACACCCTGGAGCCACTTATTGATATGGCGACTGGTTGTTTGGGAATACCAGTTGGACGTTCTGGCGTACTGGCCAGAAGGCAGCAGGGCTGCTACTGGGGTTTCGTATGAAAAAAGGATTACCGCGCCTTCCGTAGTGGTCAGCTCGGTTTGGTTTGAAGCGATTGGTTTAAGTTTCACTAGGTCCTCCCTATGAATAATCCGCAGGCGTCAGCGGACCAAGGCTGTAGGCGGTTTGATCTGAGCTGGTTTGCTTGCGGGTTCTGAAAAAGCCTTCGTGCTGCGGGAACTTTTTGTGGAAAGCTCTGGCGTAGAAGGCTCGGTAGTTGTTGTTGAGCTTGAAGCAGGTAACGCCATCGCCACCCATGTTCTTCATGTGTCTGATGACCTCGAAGATCACAGCAGCTGAGTAAGTCTTGAAGCCGACTCGGATAGCCTCAAATGCAAGCTCGGTGAACATCCTCCACACTTCGGGGTGTTTCTTATGGAAGGCGATGCACTCCTGACGCATCTGCTCTTCTCTGGTGTTATGTGACATAACATGATCTCCGGTGCATGGATTACTAAACATACTTTGGTGTTTAGTTGAGCCGAAGATAATCGAATGAAGCTAAGGTGTCAAACAATATAAAATCAATTTAATAAATCGAATTAATTAGCTTGATTACTTATTCTCAGAGTTGACAATAAGCACTGGCAGAGCTGCGTCCACATATTCCTCCCGTGGATTACAGTTAAGCCAAACCGGAACTCCTAAAAGCCGGTTTCCAAACGTCAGAGCCCCTGCCCAGTGACCCTGGGTGGGGGCTTTGTTTTTGTAGGGGTCCGGCGATGGTCACTGAAAGACAGAAAGGATTGCTCGAGCGAGCTGGTGTATCAGGCTTTAACAAGCCGAAGCGAACGCCATCTCACCCAAGCAAGTCTCATGTGGTGGTTGCGAAGGAAGGCGATAAGGTCAAAACCATACGTTTCGGGGAGCAGGGCGCTAACACCGCCGGCAAACCGAAGGCCGGAGAAAGCGAGGCAATGAAGAAAAAGCGTAAGTCGTTCAAAGCTCGACACGCTAAGAACATTGCCAAAGGGAAGATGAGCGCAGCTTTTTGGGCTAACAAGGTTAAGTGGTAATGCCCTCAGACCGCACAGGGGAGCTTCTCGAGGCAGCTGGCTTAGTGGTGGGGATAACCCTCATCTTATGCCAAGCGTTGCTTCTGGCGCTGCTCATGGTCTTTACAGCTGTGTTCCAGACACAGGGAAAGAGAAATGAGATTGAAAGCACTGTTACTGGGGCTGGCTGTATTCACGCTGCCGGCGTCCGCACAGACTGTAATTAACTTCGAGGACGGCTCGACCTTCACGCTCGAGGCCGGTCAACAGATTTATATCAGCAACGAAGCGAGCACGTTGTTCAAGCGTAAGCTGATGAACGACAAAAGCACTTACTTCATTTCACAGAAACCGTGGGCCAGTCGGGACTATGTTCCAGAGCCCATTGACTCTATGACTCCAGGGTCCCACGAATGGTGCGTTGAATACGTCCCGTGGTCTGAGGGTTTCACGTTCGGGATGCAAACTTTCCAGCGAGCTTGCGACACGAACGGCGACGATGTTTACGATGAGTCCGACGAGGGCTGGGAAGGTTAAATCATGGCAGGTCTGCTAGAGAAGCCTGGGCTATACGCCAACATCCACAAGAAGCGAAAGCGTATCGAGCGGCAGAAGGCTGCGGGTAAGACGCCAGAGCGGATGCGGAGCAAGGGCGACAAGGGCGCACCATCTGAAAAGGATTTCGAGGACGCTGCAAAAACAGCTAAGAGCTGATGGAAGTAGAGCTGCTCGAACGGATTAAGAAGTTTGAGGGATACCGGCGCTATGCGTATCGGTGCTCTCTGGATCACCTCACTATCGGTTATGGGACCATGATCGAAGATGGTGGGCATGGAATCCCTGAGTTTGTGGCGGAGCTGCTGCTTAGGGATTATCTCGAAACGATACAAACGAGGCTCAAGGCGCACGACTGGTTCACCGCGCTGAATGAGCCCAGGCAGCATTGCATCCTAGAGATGGCTTACCAAATGGGGGTAGAGGGCGTTCTAGCCTTCAAGATGATGATTCAGAGCTTGAAAGACAAAGACTGGGAGGGAGCGCGAACCAACGCTCTCGATAGTTTATGGGCAAGGCAAACCCCTGCCCGAGCTAAGGATGTAGCGGACAGACTAGCCGTAGGCTAATGGACCGTTACGAATATCTGCGTCCTTACGCAGAGACAGACAAGCAGAACGCGCTGCTCGACTCCTGTAAAAAACACAGGACTCTCAATGATGTAGCGAAGGAACTTGGTGTTCATTTGAGGAACGCTCAGGTAATGCTTGCGCGAATGAAGGGTCGGGCTGCGATACAGGGCGTATCACCTGAGCACGACATGACTCGAGAGGTCCCGCGGCCATTTACGGTCAAGGGTACTTCGACGCTATACAACGCGGAAGGCGATGTATCGGCTCAGTGGGTCAAGACACAAATAGATAACGAGGACAAGCTAACCCTAGTCAGGGATGCCATTGTCCAGTCGATGAGCGACTTCAAGGGCGTCTATCGTCCGCGCAAAGCGCCTGCCTCAGACACTACAAGGCTGATGGCCTGTTATGTACTGGGGGACCCGCACATTGGCTGTTACGCTCATGCTGCCGAAGCCGGAGAAAACTTCGACGTAAAAATCGCTAGAGAGGATCTGCTGAACGCGACCTCGAGGCTGGTAGCGGTAGCACCTAAGACGGATCGGGCATTGATTGCCAACCTGGGCGATTTCTTCCACGCGGACAATCGCGGGAACACGACCACGCGGGGAACACCCGTCGATGTCGATACTCGCTGGCCGCAGGTGTTGCAGGCCGGCTGTATGCTGATGGTCGATCTGATTACGCTGGCGCTGTCAAAGCACCCGCAAGTCACAGTGGTTAATTGCATTGGTAATCACGACGATCACTCGAGCGTGATGCTATCGGCATTTCTAAGCGCGTACTTCCACGACGAGCATCGAGTCGAAGTGCTGCCGACCACTAACAAGTTTCACTACGTCCAGCATGGCAAGGTCGCTATCGGCATGACTCATGGCGATACGGTAAAGCTGCAAGCTCTCTCAGAGATCATGGCAACTGACCGGCCAGAGCTATGGGCAGGTACAGAGCATCGGTACTGGTTCACTGGGCATATACACCACACAACAAAACAAGAGCTGCGCGGATGCGTAGTCGAGTCCTTTAGGACCCTGGCTGCAAAAGATCTCTGGCACATGAACTCTGGATACCGGAGCGGCAGAGATATGTTCTGCATCGTGCAAGACAAAGAATATGGGGAAGTCGAGCGTTATCGCTGCGACATTCGGAGGGCGCGCAGTGGCGAAGATCACTAGCATCGACGGTTACAAAGATTCAAAAGAAGAGCTGGAAAAAAAGGTGAATTTCGAGGCAGTCAACGTCTGGTGCGATAACTGCAACGGTGGCCTGTTCAGCTGGAAGGTAGACGTAAACAACGAGAGGAACCACTTGCTGGTGTGCGCTACCTGTCAATCCACTTATCCGATCCTCGATGTTGAGGACATCTTGGGCCTGCTGCGGCTAGAGCCCGAGGAAAAAGGCGAAGATGATTAGTTTACTGGGCAAGATCTTTGGGTCCGAGAAGGGCCTAGATGCTGCTGTCAGCGGAATTACCAAGGGCCTCGATGCGCTGGTCTATACCGATGAGGAGAAGGCGCAGGACGCAGCTCTCGAGCGGCAGAAAGCTCGAGACATGGTTGTGGAATGGATGGCCAGCACGACTGGTCAGAAGCTCGCGCGCAGATTGATTGCGGTGAGCATTACGTTTGTATGGCTGCTGCAATACATATTCGCCTGGGGGCTAGTGACTGCTGCGGTATTTGTGGACCCTGAGACAGCGGAGAGGCTCAAAGAAGCATCCGCGATTACTCAGGAACATTCTGACGGGATGACAGGAGCGATCATGCTCATATTGAGTTTTTACTTTGCAGCTCCGCACATGGACAAGATTGTGGGTCCCGCGATGGAGAGGTTTGCCAAGACTGGCAAGCAGCAGAAATGAAAATGAACATTGAGCCATCGCTCAGCTGGAGCGATATCGTTATGACTTTTGGCCTGATTGCCTCTGGCTTTCTGGCGTTCACGGCAATATCCGAAGGGGTGGCAAAGAACGCTGTCGAGCTTGAATATCTCGAGCAAGACATCCAGCAGCTGACCGAAGATCACGCAGCTCGCTTGCAGCAGGAGCGAGGAGATCGGGAGCGCATGAGGACTGAAATGCGCGAGGACCTATTACTGATTAACCAGAAGCTCGACAGACTGATCGAGCGGGAGCTGAGTGATGGCTGACTACAGGCCCGTAGCACCGCAATCAAATACTACGCTTGCGCCACAGGCCCCAAGAGGGCAGGTGAACACCGGCAACAGCTTTCCAGTGCAGCGCGCACGGCAAGAGCAAGCGCAGCAGGTAGCAGCACCCACAATCCAAGAGGGTATGCCGGCCATGACTACCGCAGATGCGCTGCGTATGGCCAACAACATGAATGACCTGCCTCGAGAAAACATTACGGTCGCCGGCATGAATCAGGCTAAGGCGACTGGGCCGCAGACAAATATGCAGGCTGGCTTCTCAGAACAAGCGAAATCAAACATGGGCGGCCCAATGGGGTCCCCCCAAGATTACAGAGGACTGCTCCAGAGGTTTGCTTATCAGCTGCCAGGGTACGGACAGTCAGGTGGTTAAGAATGGAAGAGGAAGCCCCAAAGAAGCGGGGCCGACCGAAGGGTAGCTTTAGCAAGGCATCCAAGGCGCAAGTGGCCCGATTAACATCCGGCGGCAAGCTGAGCCCCTTGGAGTACCTAGCCTCGATCTACCAGAACGAAGCAGAAGATATCCGACTCAGGATAGACGCTGCCAAAGCCGCAGCACCATACGTCCATGCTCGACTGGCATCGACTGAGGTGAACGCCGCTGTCACGGAGGTTAGCCACGAAGAATGGCTGAAAACCTTGAAGTAACTCGATTACGACTAAGAGATGACTTCCCGTTTTACGCTCGCAACTGTTTACGCATTAGGGCTAAGACCGGAAAGATCAACGCCTTCGAGCTGAACAAGGCGCAGCAGTACATCCATCGCTGCCTCGAGGAGCAACGGGAAAAGACCGGCAGGGTCAGAGCGATTGTTCTGAAGGGCCGGCAGCAGGGCGTTTCAACATACGTTGAGGGGCGCTACTACTGGAAGGTCACGCATCGGTCTGGGGTTCGAGCGTTCATTCTTACGCATGAAGCGGACTCTACCTCGGCGCTGTTTGAGATGGCGGAGCGTTATCACGAATTGGCCCCTGGCTTTGTTAAGCCTGCGACTGGTGCAAGCAACGCTAAAGAGCTGCTCTTCAAGAAGCTCGATAGTGGCTACAAGGTCGGGACCGCGGGCAACAAGTCTGTCGGGCGAGGCACAACGATTCAGTATTTCCACGGATCAGAGGTAGCTTACTGGCCAAATGCGGCTGAACACGCCAAAGGGATATTGCAGGCTGTACCCGATGAGAACGATACAGAGGTCATTCTGGAATCGACGGCCAATGGCGTGGGCAATTACTTCTATCAGCAGTGGCAGCAAGCAGAGGCGGGAGAGAGCCCGTTTCAAGCGATATTTGTCCCATGGTTCTGGCAACCGGAGTATCGGAAGTTCGGCCTGGGCATAAAGCGCACTGACGAAGAGAACAAGATGGTCGAGCTGTTTGGGCTCGATGACGAACAACTCGCTTTCCGCAGATCCAAGATTGCAGAGCTGTCAGCAGATGGCGGCGATGGTCTGTTTGCGTTTAAGCAGGAATATCCAATGACCGCGCAAGAGGCGTTCCAAGTCTCTGGCGGTGACAGCCTGATACGGCCAGAGCTGGTTGTGCAGGCAAGACAAAACAAAGTCCTAGCGTTCGGGCCTCTGATCGTAGGTGTAGACCCTGCAAGATTTGGCGATGACCGGACAGCGATCATTCGGCGCAAGGGGCGGTCTGCATACGACCTGATGACCTATGAAAAGACGAGCACTATGGAGGTCGCGGGATTGGTTCATAGCATCATCCGAAACGAAAAGCCGGCGCAGGTGGCTATTGATGTTGGCGGTCTTGGTGCTGGTGTTGTTGATCGACTCATCGAGCTGGGGCATGAGGACGTTGTAGAGCCGATTAACTTCGGCGGGACATCTCTGGACCCGCAGCGGTTCAAGAATCGCAGGGCTGAGATGTGGTGGAACCTGCGTGACTGGCTCGATGGTGATATGCCGGTAATGATTCCCGACAAGGACGAGCTGCACACGGATTTGTGCGCTCCGTTCTACAAGTACGACTCTCACGCTCGAAGGCAGCTGGAGAGTAAGGACGATATTAAAAAGCGAGGTTTGCGCTCAACAGACTGCGCGGACGCCCTGGCGCTCACCTTCGCTGAGCCCCTCACGCAACGCGAAGAAGAGATCACTACCGAATCTAGGGTAGTGGATAGGGTGGCCGGATACTAAAGGTAATGCGATGCACAGCGACGAGATACAACAGATAGAGCAGGATGCAGAGGAGTTCGAGCTTCAGATAGCCGAGCGCCTGCATACGTTTGCCTCGCGTTTGAGCAGACTGGCATCCGAGCAGGTAGGTAAGCGCAGCCAAGTCGAACAGCGATGGCTGGACGATCTGCGCCAGTACCACGGCGAGTACGCAGCTGATGAAGCTGCTGGGCTATCCCGATCTAAGGGATCTCAGGTGTTCGTCAATATCACGCGGAACAAGACCAACGCAGCGGAAGCGCGCTTGCAGGATATGCTGTTCCCGACCGATGACCGCAACTTCGGCATTTACCCGACTCCTGTACCCGAGCTGGATAACTTGGCAGCAGAGCAGCCACAGACTCCCGAGGAGCATGGGCCGGTAGAGATTGCCCGAAGAATCCAGAATCAGGCCGAGCAAAGCGCCAAGATGATGCAGGATGTCATCGACGATCAACTGGTAGAGAGCCGATACCACATCAAGGCACGGGACGTTATCCACGATGCCTGCCAGCTGGGTACGGCGATCATCAAGGGTCCGGTGATAATTGGTAGGACCAAGAAACGCTGGGATGTGCTGCCTGATGGTACGAGTGTGCTGCAAATCCTCGAGGCCCTCGAGCCTAGCGTCGAGCGTGTAGACCCGTGGGATTTCTATCCCGATATGTCTGCGAAGTCGGTCGCTGAGGCTGAGTTTGTATTCGAGCGCAGAAGGCTATCCAAGAAGCAGCTGCGCGAGATGGCGAAGCTCCCTGGGGTCCTAGCGTCACAACTGAAAGAGATCGTGCGATCTGGCTATAAGTCCTCGCACATTGCCAAAGACTTTACCGATGACATCCGCAACATTACTGGGATCAACACGGTAGGCGAGGGCAACAAGTACGAGATCTGGGAATATCACGGCCCGATCTCCAAATCTGAGCTGATGGACGCAATGGCGCTCAGCGATGATGAAGAATACGCAAGCATCGAGACAGATGAGCTGGATGACGAGATCGAGGCGACAGTCTTTTTCTCTGGGAACCATGTCATCAAAGTCTCTTTGAACCCGATGGATTCCGATGAGCGTCCCTTCGCAGTGTTCAACTGGGAGAAGGATGAGTCCTCGATATTCGGCTTTGGCGTTCCCTGCCTGATGAGGAACCCTCAGAAGGTCATAAACGCCGCGTGGCGAATGATGATGGACAACGCAGGGCTATCGGTAGCAGATCAGCTAGTGGTCAATAAGGAGCTTCTGAGCCCCGCTGACGGCAGCTGGGAGATGACACCGAAAAAGGTCTGGTACTTGCGAGATAAGACCAGATCGGTCGCTGAGGCGTTTGCATCGTTCTCTACGCCTAGCCATCAAGTCGAGCTAGGCAACATATTCAGCATGGCAAGGCAGCTGGCAGATGAGGAGACAAACCTGCCACTAATCGCCCAGGGCGAGATGGCCCCGCACGTTACCAAGACAAGCTCTGGTATGGCGATGCTGATGAACAGCTCGAACATCGTGCTGCGGAAAGCGGTAAAGAATTGGGATGACGATATCACCCGACCGCTGATTACCCGTTTCTATGACTGGAATATGCAGTTCTCTGACCGCCCTGAGATCAAGGGCGATTTCAGTGTCGAGGCGCGTGGATCTGGCGCTTTGCTGGTACGCGAGAAGCAGCAAGAGAACCTGATGATCTACTCGAACATCTCGAACAACAACCCCGAATACTACAAGCGGCGTGACTGGGCTGAGCTGGATCGAGAGATCGCCAAGTCCCTCGAGGTTCCATACGAGCAGATCACCAAGACTGATACAGAGATCGCTGAAGAAGAGGCGGCTATGGCTGAGCAGCAGGGAATGATGCCAAGCCTCGATATGCAGAAGCTCCAGCTCGAAGCTGATCTGGCAGCAGCGCGATTGCAGCTCGAGCAGCAGAAGCTGGATTTCGATATGCAGCTCCAGTCAGCGAGGCTTCAGCTTGATCGTGAAGAGATGCAGGTCGATGCACAGATCGACATGGAGAAGATGGCGCAAAACGAGCGCCTCAAGGTGTCTGACATTAGCGCCAAGTACAAATCTGGCGAAGCTAACCGCATGACCAACTACAAGATCGCTGAGGACCGCAACAAGACTGAGCGAGACAAGGCAGCTGCGACCACCAACGTGAAGCTCACAGAGCAGCAGCTGAAGGCACAAAACATTCGCAATAGGTTTGATACCTACTGATGAAGATCGACAAGCACGGCTCCACATGGAAGGCCGTGGAAAGATTTATAGAGCAAGAGCGTAAAGACGCGATCAATTTTCTCATAGCTGATCGCGATTCAGAAAAGCAGCGCGGTGCGCTGACTATCTTGGAAAGGCTGGAAGGACTGGTCCTCGAGGACCCCGACACCCCCGCCTAACTAAACCTAAACGCAATTAACTAATGGCCGCTCGCAAGAGCCGCTAGGGGTTCTTATGTCTGAAACAAACGAAGAGCAAACCTTCGAGGACGCTTTTGATGAGCTGGCGGAGGAGACAAGCTCTTCATCCGCTGCAACTGAAACCACTGAAGAGGTAACAAATCATGCCGAAGAAGAAAAAGAAGAAGAAGGGGTACGGGAAGCCAACCTACTAGAGCCGGAGCCGGAACCAGAGCCGGAACCGGAACCAGCGCCTGAGCTAACGCTCGAGGAAAAACTGGATAAAGCACACGCTGAGATCCAGCAGCTCACGCACAAATACAACTCTGATCTAGGCAGGCAGAACGCCTATCAGAGACAACTGCAAGAGCGGGACCAGCAGATCCTGCAACTGCAAAGGCAGAGCCAGCAGGCCCAGCCAAAGAACCCTGGGATCAGCAATGAACGCTGGAAGGTAGTCACTGAGGACTATCCCGACATTGCAGAAGGGGTACAGGCAATCTTCGAGGAGCAGACCAAGCGCCACGAAGCGCAGCTGGCAGCTGTTCAAGATCAAGTACAGAGAGAGCTTGCGCCAATACAGCAGCAAGCGCATCAAACCTATGTCGATCAGCAATTTGCTGTTCTCGAGCAGGAGCATCCTGACTATCGAGAGATTGCTGGGTCAGATGATTTTAAGGGGTGGGTAGGCGCGCAGCCTGAGCCCATCCAAGCACTAATGAAAAGCGAGCAAGCCGGTGACGCAGCTTACCTGCTTCGCGCTTACAAGAATGAGATGAACCCTGGACAACAGGCGACATCTGAGCTGAAGCAACGCAATCAAGCGAAGCTGAGGCAAGCACAGACCGTTCCTAGCCGCGGAGGTAGAGCGCAAACACAAATGCCGCCCGATGATGATTTCGATGCCGCATTTGAGTTCTTTGCTTCTAAAGGCTGATGAACGATCTAACTGGACTAACACCACGCAAGATTGACGTACCGAAGGTAGTGCCGCGTTTGCCGCACAGCCGGAAGGTCCCTCTTTTCGAGCCGGTGATCGGTCATTTTTAACCCTTAAATTTGCCAATCATCTCAAGAAAGGAGACCTAGACAATGGCAACTACTACCTACTCAGGTCTGTCACAGCGTACTAACGCTTACGCAGCCAAAGAAATGCTGGCTCACGCTGAGCCAATCATGTGTCTGTCGAAGTTCGGCATGACTAAGCCTATGCCCAAGAACAAGGCGAACGTAATTAAGTTCCGCCGTCCTGTTCCTTTGGCAGTCGCAACCACTCCTCTGACAGAGGGCTCTGCACCTACTTCGCAGGCCATCTCGTATGAGGACGTAACTGTCACGCTGAGCCAGTTCGGAAACGTAGTCGAGATCACTGACGTTGTTAATGATCTTGCCGAAGATCCGGTACTGAAAGACGCAGCAATGCTTTGCGGTGAGCAAGCTGGCGAAACCATCGAGACCCTCATGTGGGGTGTTCTCCAGGGTGGAACCAACGTGTTCTATGCAAACGGCTCAGCGCGTAACGCTGTAAACACTGCTATCACTCTGGACAAGCAGCGAGCTATCACTCGCCAGCTCAAGTCAGAGCGAGGCAAGAAGATCACTTCAATGATCTCCTCTTCCGTTAAGTATGGCACTGAGGCTGTCGCTCCTGCGTACATCGCCTTTGCTCACACTGACCTCGAGGCTGACATTCGTGATCTGGCCGGCTTCACGCCGACTGAGAAGTACGGATCTATGAAGGCTCTGCCTTATGAGATCGGTAAGGTCGAAGATGTACGTTACATCCTGACGCCTGTTCTCAGCTCGATTGCTGATGCTGGTGGTGCAGCTGGTGGCAACTTTGTTTCTACCACTGGTACATCTGCGGATGTTTACCCTGTTGTTTACTGCGCCAAAGACGCATACGGCCACGTTGCACTGAAAGGTGCTGAGGCTGTTACTCCGACGATCATCAACCCTGGCCAGCTCGATAAGTCTGATCCCCTTGGTCAGAAGGGCATGGTGGGATGGAAAACTTATCACAAGTCTTTCATCGCTAATCAGGCGTGGATGGCTCGCTTAGAGTGCGGTGCATCCGTTCTGTAAGGACGGTCCTTGAGAAGTACGGGGGGAGCTTTTGCTCCCCCTTTTTTTTAATAGCCGCCTTCGGGCCGCAGGAGAAAAAGAATGTCAGATATAAACCTTTACAACCTTTCCAGAGACGAGCTGCTCGAGCAGGCAAGGATTCTCGGAATCGTAACAAGGGGTAACGTCACTGCTGAGACTTTGCGAAAGAAGATCAAGGCAGCGATTGAGATCGAGCCACCGGCAGATCAAAAGGTCGAGAAAGAAGAAGATCTAGGGCGAAAGAAAGATTGGATCACGATTGTGATCGCAGAGGACGAGAACGACACGCAGCCTGCGTTCGTTGGCGTCAACGGTAAGTCATTCCGAATCCGCAGAGGTGAGCCGGTAGCGGTTCCGCCAGAGGTAGTGCGAGTGCTGGGCGATGCTCAGCAAGTCGTTACCAGCAGCGATGGTTCGACTAAAAAAGTACCAACGTATCCATTTCGTGTAGAGAGCTAACATGAATTATCTCCAGCTTTGCCAAAGATTAGTGCAGGAAACGGGAATTACTGACGTAGGCCCCTCGAGCACAGATGGCCAAGCCGGTGATTTTGGGCGGGTCACGGCATGGGTAAATGATGCGTGGCTGAAGATTCAGTCCCTGCGCTCAGACTGGAGCTGGGCGTGGGGTACTGGCACAGGAACACTGGCAGCTGACACCTATGAGGTAACGCTGCCTGCGACTGTAGAAAGCATCCAGCGGGTATCGCTGGGGCAGAGCTACTTGCAGCAGGAAAGCTGGAACGATTTTGCCGATGCGTACCGCACGATTTCCAGCGGCAATCCTTCTGTCTGGGCTATCCGGCCTGATGGGGTTCTAGTGTTCAACGCTAAGCCCACTGAGCAGCAGACAGTTACTTACGAGTCATTTGCTAAGCCTGCTTCGTTCGCAAATGGCAGCGAAGTCCCTGCTATGCCTGAGAGATACCATCTGCTGATTGTGTATGAGGCACTGCGCTCTTACGCACAGTTCGATGAGGCTCCAGAGCTAGAGAGAAAGGCTGTCGGATATTTCGAGGATATGTTGGCTGACCTCGAGAGGGATCAGCTAACAGGTATCAGTCCACCGATAACTCTAGCGTAGGGATCTCTAGTGCCGACTAACCTTGAATACTTCCCAGCAGTAGGGGGCCTTAACCAAGAGGCTCCGCCCCTAGCAATGCAGCCAGGGGAGCTTGTAGACGTAACAAACTACGAGTGCCTGCCTAACGGCGGGTATCGAAGGATTTTCGGATACGAGCTATTCGACGGGCAGACAAGCAATCAAACAACAGTCCCTGGGAATGGAGACATTACTGGGGTCCATATTTATCAGGGCCAAGTGTATGCCTTCCGCGAGAATGGCGGCTCTACAAAGATGTATCGGGCCATGCCTAGCGGCTGGACTGAGATGACTGGTTACACTTGGACGAATGGCGGCACTTTCCGGTGTTGCAATTACAACTTCCAAGGGCAGGACTATCAGGAAAAGATGTATATCGTGAACGGCATTAATCCTGCCGTTCAATTCGATGGCGCAAACTTTACGACTCTGAATACTGGCTCAGGCACGAACAACCCATCACTGGTAGTCGGCTACAAGTACCACCTGTTTCTGGCGGTAGAGTCATCTCTGGTTATTTCTGGGATAGGCAATCCCACCAGCTTTAGCACTAATGACGGCGCTATGGAGATCGCGGTCGGTGACACTATCACCAATCTGCGGGAGCACTCGAGCGCGCTCATCATTGGCTGCGAGGACGGCACTAAGTCTTTGTATGGATCATCCGCATCCGACTGGCAGCTCGATGATTTAAACAAGGCAGGCTCCTACGCTGGGACTATGGAGTCTGTGGGCGGTCAGGTTGTTGGCTTAGATAGGCAGGGCCTGATGAGTCTGTCGGCTGCACAGCAGTTCGGTAACTTCGCTTACGCCTCTTTGTCACAAAAGGTCAGTACGTTGATTAAGGAGTACGGGGTGAGCCCTGCTGCCTGCATCAACAGGAATTCAAATCAGTACCGGATGTTTTCAGAGCGTGATGGCTTGTACTTCACGTTTTCTGGTCCGCAGCTGGTAGGCATAACCAAGACGCGATTCCCAGATCCAGTGAAGTGCATTGCATCTGCTATCGACAACTCTGCCCAAGAGATCACGGTATTTGGTTCTAGTGACGGCAAGGTATTCAAGATGGATACCGGCTATCGGTTTGACAGCGAAAACATCTATGCCTTCTTGCTGACCAACTTCACCGCTTATGGCGGTTCTTCTGTGAACAAGCGTTTCAGAGTCGTGCAGCCCGATATACGGGTTGAGGGCGCAGACCGCATACAGATCGCAGTGAGAGCAACAACAGAATATGGATTAGGTGAGTCCTCGAGGGGACTGTCGCCTTACCTCTACATGGCCCCAGGCTCCCTTTATGACGTTGAGTTCTGGAATGAATTTAAGTGGGACGCAACCTACTCGAATGACGCAAAGGTTCGGGTGTCGGTGACTGGGACAAATATGGGTGTCTATCTAGCGACCGATGGCTCTGAAGATGCAGTCCATACGGTCTACGGCGTCACGCTCCATTACTCTCCTCGGAGGCTTAAACGATGAGCAACCAATATGTCCCCAATCTGGCTGACTTGCTCCCAGGCGAGCTTGCTAGATCGTCCGACATTAACACTAGATATAGCAATGTAATCGCTGGCTTTGACAAGCTGCCTGCACCCTTAACGACTGGGCAGGGGTTTTCAGATCCAGTTCCGGTTGGAACGCCAACAGCTAACGAACACGCAGTCACCAAGGTGTTTGCAGAGACAACTCTGGTTGCCGCAGCAGAGGCAGCAGCGGTAGTCCACATCACGCCGATACTTAACCAGCACTTAGCTGATACCAACGCAGTAAGGGCTCTGGCGCAGGGCGATGCTAATGCAGCAGCAGCCAGTGCTACGGCTAGTGCTGCCAGTGCGACAGCCTCACTAAACAGCGCGAACGACGCGGCAGCTTCTCAGAACGCTGCGTCCAATTCGGCACAGCAGGCAGAAAGCAACTATCAATTTCTGCGTGACAGATTTCTGGGTCCTAAAACCTCAGAGCCATCAACCGATGATGATGGCGATGCGCTGCAACAAGGGGCCGTTTACTACAACACCACTGAGAACAGGACGTACGTTTACCACGGTACTCAGTGGCAACAGATGGCCACTCCGCTTACTGCGGTGGCAAGCAGAAACAGCTATACGGCTACCGCAGGGCAGACCACGTTTAACTGTGTCTACTTCCCTGGGGAAATTGATGTATGGCTGAACGGAATCAAGTTAGGCAGCTCTGACTTCACCGCTACAAACGGGACCAGCATCACGCTGACTACCGGCGCAGCCGTGGGCGATGAGGTGCAGGTGCTTGGTTTCCAGTCTGTCGAAATCGCAGACATTATGACCGAAGCGGAAACCATCGCTTACATCCAATCTCAACTCAACACTCTAGTAGCAAGCTCTCAGGCGCTCATCGACATGGTTGATGACGCTGTGAGTGATGCAAATCTTTTGAATCTTGGTGTTTAACACGGAGTCTTACTGATGACTTATAACTTCACTACTTTAACTACGGCGCTTGATACCAAGGCTCAAGCTATTGCTGCTGATTCCAGTACAACCGCCAAGGATCTCATTTACTTAGCCAAGGCTATCGAGGCTATCAACGCCCAAGCTGCTATGTCGGGAAGTAATAATCTGAGCGAGCTGACTGACGCGGCAGCGGCTAGGACCAATCTCGGCTTGCCGACGATTGATATCACCGGCATTACGAACGATCAGATATTGGTCTGGAACGCTGCGCTTACAAAGTTTCAAGCGGGGAGCGTTTCTAGCGCGATTGTCTCCCAATCGAATCCAACCGGATCAGAAACAGGGGTCGCGTTGGGCGATATGTTCGTCAACTCTGACTCCGGCGAGATATTCATCGTTCATTCAATCGCGGGTGGTGTTGTCGGCTGGCTGGGGACTTTAGGAGGCACTGTCAACATCCCTCAAGGGCAGGCGATTTTCTTTAACCCAAGATCAACCAGTGGTGGTACCTCTTACCACAGCGGCACATTCACAGTCCCCGATGGCATCACTGAAATTAGTGTGGTTATGGTTGGGGGTGGCGCTGGCGGTCACTACAGCTGGGCGAGCAGCGCCGGAGGCGGCGGTGGGCTTGCTTGGGTAAACAACATACCTGTACTCGCTGGGGACACTATCGACGTTTATGCAGGCAGAGGCGGCGATGTAGGCGGTCATGGTTACGCCTCATATATAGCTAAAGGCGGCACTACGATCATAGGCGCTTATGGCGGTCAGCACAGTGGTACCACTTATAGCACCAGTTACGGTACGCCGTATGGAGGATCAATCACCACCAACGGCACAAGCCATACGATAACGCCAGGGAACAGCAGTAGTGGTCGCGGCGGTCTTTGCTCAAGCAACGGTTACGGTGGCGGCGGTGGCGCTGGCGGCTACAGCGGAAACGGCGGTAACGGTTCCTACGGTTCTACCAACAATGGCAACAACAGCTACAACGGTACTGCAAACGGAACCGGTGGTGCTGGCGGTGGTGGCGGTGGTTACGATTCTTCCACCTACTCATTTGCCGGTGGCGGTGGTACTGGCTTGTTTGGCGAGGGTCTTAGCGGGGCGGGCATGATGACCAACAACGGCAACTCTTTCTACTCAGACGGTCGTTACACTGGTAAGGGCGGCTCAGGTGGTGAGGATGGGTCTGACAACAACAACTCAAGTATGACCACCCGAGGTAAATACGGCAGCTCAGCAGACACTGACACCCAGATGTCCACAATCACAGGAGGCGGACAAGGTTCTGGCAGCAGAACCACTTATCACGGCCACGGCGGAATGTTCGGTGGCGGCGGCGGTGGCGGCGGCACAAGCGTGAGCGGTAACAGCAATTTCTGTTTAGGCGGTAACGGCGGGGTCCGAATTATCTGGGGCAAGGGAAGGGAGTTCCCGAAAACTAGAACGGGCAATGTAACTCAATACCCAGCGCCATAAGGAGTCAGACATGAGCGAAATAACACAAAGCGAAACACTGGAATTAGCGATGCGCGGTCTGCGTCTGCTCAGAGATGAGGCTTTACATTCATCTGATTGGACCCAGATGGCGGATTCTCCGTTGTCTGCTGAGGACAAAACTGCATGGGCTAACTACCGTACTTATCTGCGGGATTTGCCTGCCAGCACAAACAGCGAACAGGCGCTTTCCTTTGAAGGCATCCAAAGTTTCGCTGACTGGAGTGCGTAATGAGCAGAGCGCGAATACTCGCTGATTTAGTGGCGGATGGCAGCGTAGGCGTGTCTGACATTACCGGCCTGACCGCGTACATCGACAGTGAGGTATCAGATGTAACTGGTCCTCAAGGTCCAGCTGGTCCGCAAGGCCCCGCTGGGGCTGCTGGCGCGCAAGGCCCTCAAGGTCCGCAAGGAACAGCTGCGACTTTCACGCTTACTGGTAACACGCTGACAATCACCACTGGTTAATTATGAGTCTTGAGAAGAGAGCGCAGCCAGAGATATCCGGCTGCGGGGATTCCCTTGGGCTCGAAATAGGCTGCTTGCCCGACCACTGCGTTAGGAAGGCTGATGACGGCAAGCTGGTGATTAGTGCTACCGAGGCTGAAATGCAGCAGTTCGGCATTGTGAGGAAGGCAGATGCCAACGACACAAACGATTGACTGGTCGCAGGTACAAACTGTTACCCATAACGGCGCAGCTGTCGAAAAGGTCGATATCGTTCATAGCCCATTAGTGCGGACGTTCACTGTAACGGTAGCAGCCTCGTCAGGCGCTAATCAGGGGTGGGGGTCCGGCAACATCTATCTCCTCGATGATGACTGGTATCCGTCCTCCGCGGCTGGCTCATACCGATCTGGTTATGTCGATGCGGAGCCATCAACAGATCCCAATGCTGGGTTTGGCGACTCAAACATTGACCTCGAGCTGCTGAAGGGTTGCACATACGTTTTCGATCAGTCAGACAGCTCTAACTCTGGTCATCCATTGGGCTTTGTCAGCAGTGGGGCTGGAGGCAGCGGAGCCACGGTTGTTCGCAGCGGGACCTTGAATGGTTGCACGATTACGAACCTTGGAACCCCAGGGCAGTCTGGGGCGGAAACGAGGATCGTAATACCGGCAAACTACTCAGGCTCGAGCATTTACTGGGCCTGCAACGCTCACGCGAATATGGGCGGATATGCGCCGGCAACTACAACTGCGCCGATTGAATTATGGCGGCGAGTGTGGATCTCAGATTCTCAGGTAACGCAAAACTATATACCCCCTGTGTACGGGTGGGTTTCTCAGGCAACTGGAAACGTGACAAGCAATGTAGCGACCTACTACTGGCACGTTAATTGTAACCCTCGACCGGCAAATGTTTGGCCTGGGGGCCAGCCATCAAGCGCAGACTGTCCTACTGGGTGGCAATACCAGTGCCAGTGGACGAACGTGGGTGGGTGTCCGTGGACCTGCAACTTGCAGTGCATCGAGTACACCACGGTCTGGGGCATTGTGACCGCAGGCTATTACCAAACAACGACAACAGATACTTCGCGGTATTTGTACTTTTTCTAGGAGCAGTGCATGACGCCTCACGACCAAATGATTCATACGCCGGACGGCAGAACAGTCGTAGTGAAGGTGGGCGATGACCGGAATCTGCAAAGCAGTATCAAGCCGGAGTTCAGCTTCGATTACGACTCTCTTAACTTCAGCACCTCAACGAAAGAGAGAGTGCATGGCGGCGAGACTATTGCGCTTACTGATCTCGAGTGTGATGAGATTAAGGCGTATCTGGAGACGGTCGAAGAGGACACCGCTCTTACCGCAAAGATACAGCGGCTCAACCAGTGTGAGAATTATCTGCGAACGACTGACTGGTATGTGATTCGTCAGCAGGAGATCGGGACTGCTATCCCAGAGGATGTCTCGACAGAGCGCGCAGTGTGCCGTCAGTACATTAGCGATGTGAGGGATAGTGGCGTTATCCGCTAAGCCGGTAGTAGTTATTGTTGGCGGTGGTTCTTCTGGATGGTCAGCAGCAGCGTTACTTTCAGCATCACCATCTCTCGATATCAAGGTTATTGAGCCGGTACAGAATAACCCTATCGGCGTGGGGGAGAGCACTCTCCCAGTAATCAACACGTTCCACGAAGGCACAGAGCTGAAGGCGCTTAAAGGACGCAAATGGCTCGATCAGGTCGATGGGACGGCTAAGTTCTCAATACAGTTCGAGGACTTCTACAAGCTCGATGGGCGCAAGTGGGTGCATCCTTTCTTTGTTACCCCTGGCCCTGATGTCGAGGTAGTGGAAAAGCTGCAAGCCGGCAAAGCGGAGTCTGCTGCGAATCTTAGGCAGGCTAACTGGGTAGAGAAGAACCTCTTGCTCGGGAAGATGCAGGCGGAGAAGTTCTGGGAAGGGCCAGATATTTCTGCGCTGCCAACTGGCTTTCACTTCGATGCCGCCCTTTACGGGGCTTATCTTCGTGATGCGGTCCTGACAGAGAGGCCGCACGTTCAGCTGATAAAAGGCGCGGTCACAGATGTAACGCGGGACGAAAGCGACAATATTTTGACGCTTGGCCTCAATACTGGGGATCAAGTGTCTGGGGACTATTTCGTAGATTGCACCGGCTTTAAGTCGCTGCTATCGACTGGCGGCTCGATTGACTATACGGATCGCTTGTACTGCGACACCGCATTAGCAGCGCAGCTGCCTTATATCGACAAAGAATTACAGCAGCGGAACACCACTCACTGTAAGGCGCTAAGCGCAGGCTGGGTTTGGAATGTGCCGCTGCAAAGCAGGATCGGGACTGGCTATGTGTACTCATCGAGGCACATAAATCAGGCCGAAGCAGAGCAGGAGTTCCGCACTTACCTCGAGCAGAGGTTTGGTTATCCACCTTCCGAGGTTTCGCTTCGGCGGGTGGATTTCACTCCAAGGAGAAAAGTAGAACCCTGGCGGCATAACGTCATCTCCATAGGGCTCAGCGGATTTTTCCTCGAGCCGCTAGAAAGCACTGGAATTGCGCTGACTCATCTGGCTATTCAGCGGCTCAGGCCGCTGTTAGAGCAGGCCATGCTGCCGCTTGATAAGCGCAGAGCAAAGTTCAACCAGTGCGTAAACGCTCGAGCAGACGAGGCGATGGAGTTCATCGACGCCCATTACGCGCTTAGCGAAAGGCAAGACTCTCAGTTCTGGCGTGATGCTAGGTCAGGGAGGCTCTCAGAGGCTCAGCAGGGCATTTTCTCTGGGTATGTGGCGAGCAACATAGAGTTTGACGATTCGACTGTCAGAGGCGCTGTAGGGACGTTCATGTTCTTTCCCGCGGGGAGCTGGGCATTAATGATGTACGGGTACGGCTTCCAGCCTAACTCGAGCGCAGCATTGACTTCATTTGTCGATGCTAGGCGCAACATTTGCGCCAGCTGCCCGCACAAGCGAACCATTCTGAATCAGGGTTATTGCGCTGAATGTAAGTGCGTTTTAGCCCTCAAAACCAAATTGAAATCAGCAACCTGCCCAATCGGGAAGTGGTAGCTGAGGAGGCTTAGCAAATGGACCCTATGAAGGCGCTGGACGCAGTGCGCTGGTATTTCGTTCGCATACTCGAGGTTATGTCTCAGTTCGTGAATGTGGTGGTGTTTTTTAGCACTAACCCTATGGAGACACTGGCATCGAGGTGCTATCGGCTGCGGGATCAAGGGAACAGCATTAAGCCCTGGCGCATTTTGCAAAAAATACTGGATTTCTGTGCATGGCCGTTTCATGTGGAACATTGCAGAAAGTCTTATGAAACGAGCTTGAGCAACGCTTACAGCTTGGTTGACTCAAAAGAATCTGAGTGAGGATCTGATATGTCCACTTATATGACTGGGGATGAGTTCGAGGAACGCAAGCGCAAAGCCTTAGAGCAGGTGCAGCAAGTCACTGCTCCGCAAATGGGCGCGGCAGAGCAAGCCGAGGTAGTAAAAGCCAACGCAATTACTCGCGAGGTCGATGAGAAGGAGACTTCCCAGTACCAGCTAGACAAAATGCTCCGCACCGATTCCCCTCTCATGGAAAGGGCGAGGACAGAGGGGCTCCAGCAGGGCGCTGCCCGTGGGCTGCTCAACTCGAGCATGGCGGTAGGAGCCGCCCAGGGCGCAATGATTGATCGAGCGCAGCCATTTGCGATCAATGACGCAGCTACCTACTTCAATACTGCCGAATCAAATATGAGGGCGCAGAATCAAGCAGAGCTGCAAAACGCTCAAATGTCTACAGAGACAAATATCTTCAACGTGGGACAGGTAAACCAGCGCACCCGCGATCAGGCCGGCTTTGATTTGCAGGCGGCTTCCCAAAATGCTCAAGCGTCCAATAGTGCGCTCAACTCCTTTTTGGACCGCGAGAACAGCATCTTTATGATGGAGTCCAATCAGGCGTTTCAAGCTGCTGAAAACGCTGCTGACAGGACATTGCAGACTAATTTACAGGCAAACCAGCAATCGTTTCTTACCTCTGAGAACGCGCTAGATAGAGCGCAGCAGACGGCCTTGCAAGACGATGCTCAGGCGTTCGCAGCCACCCAGCAGTCTGCATTGTTTACTCAGCAGACCGCTCTACAAAATGCTGAATTTGCTCAACAGACAGCCATGCAGACTGCGGATCAAACCTTCCAGACCGCCTTTCAATCTGCCGCGTTCGCTCAGCAGACAGCTCTGCAAGATGATGCCCAAGCAGCTGCTACGCTTTCTCAGGAAAGTCAGCAAACCTTCCAAGCTGGTCAAGCTGAGCTTGATCGCGAGCTGGCGCTCAATCAGACAAATGCTCAGACCGCTAGTGCGATTGTGATCGGCACGATGGATGCGATTGGCAACATATCTGCTGATCCTAATCTGAACGCCACGCAAAAAACTCAGGCTATCGCCAATGCGATGAATGTCGCTGCGGGTATGCCAGAGCTGCATAACATTGTCTCTGGTAACAACCCGCCTGCCAGCGGTGGTGATGATGATGCTGATGACGGCGGCGCTGACGGTGGTGATGCTGATGACGGCGGCACTGATAACAGCACACCAGCAAACCCCAACCCAGACACAAATACTTCGTTTAACGCCGATGGCGATAACAACTGGGCCACGAACAACATTGTGAACCCCAACACCGGAGGGGGTCGGGGCGGTCGAAATTACAGCACCCCATTTGGAAATATCACGCTAACACCAGAGCAGATCGAGGCAATCGAAAACGCCGAAAGGGATGGTTTCAAGCCGTAAGATTTATTAGCAACAACCCAGGGTAGAAATGATAAGAGAAGCTAAACCTTCCGATGTGAAGGCAATAGTCGATTTAGCCGTAGAGTCAGTAAGCAGAAACCCACTTCCAGTAAACATTGATCGCGATGCGATGACACAGACCACTCGAGAAGCAATCTCGGGAGCGGCTCATTTTGTCTGGGTGTCGGAGATTGATGGAGAGGTGGTTGGCTGCGTTGGCGCTATGTCAGAAAAATCGTTTTGGTACGAAAGGCAGCAATGCAGCGTCCTTTTGTACTACGCAAGAGTCCCTCGAGATGGACTCAAACTAATTCGCAAACTAGCAGAGTGGATTCGGTCAAGACCGACGATCAAGGTGGCTGTGATGGAGTTAGAGCCAGAAGCAGATCCCCGTCTTGTGAAGTATCTCCAGCGTATCGGTTTTGCTCGTTTGTCCACTAACTGTTCATTCGTAAGGGGCCTCACATGAGTAAGGTTGTCAAGAAAGTAGGGAAGGCGATCAAGAAGGTCGTTAAAGGCGTTGTAAAAGGCGTCAAAAAGGTCTGGAAGAAGATCAAGCAATCCAAGATTCTCAAGGTAATTGCGGCAGCGGCTCTGATCTACTTCGGTGGGGCAGCAATTATGGGAGGGCTCGGCGGCGCAGCCGGTGGCGGAGGATTCGCAGGGTTCCTCAAAGGAGCTGCGACAGGTATGGGCAACGCATGGTCCAGCCTTGGCGCAGCGGGTTCTTCTGTAATGAGCGGCAACTTTGGTGCAGCTGGATCAAACCTGATGGCTGGCATTAAAGGTACGACCATCAACGCTACTACTGGCGCAGTGACGGGTGTGGTTTCGGGTGGAGCCAACGCGGTAATCAGCCCAGGGACCCAAGCAGCAGCAGGAGCCGCACAAGGCGCAGCGCAGGGCGCTTCCGGCATGGTTCCGACTAATGCCACTGCCGGCGGCGTATCTGGTGCTGGAAACGTGCCGCTAGATGTAAGCGGAACCCTGACAAGTAACGCAGCAGGAAACGCCCCTGGGCTTCTTAACCAAGCAGGCAATGTGGTTGGAGATCAGGCGCTCAGTCAGGGCATTAGCTACGGCCAAGGCATTAAAGACGCAGCCAAGATCACTATCGGCGGTCAGGCGGTGCTGGGTGGCGTACAAGCGGTCGCAGCAAGTAAAGCGGCGGACGATGAGGCTGCGGCCTTAGAAGAGGCTCGCAGACAGTATGGCGAGAATGTCGGCGCGGCATTCGTAATGCCTGTGTTCAATCCGCTAACTGGCCGATACGAAGTTCCTAATCAAGTTCAACCGGCCCCTGGAGGTTAATCATGCAAGGATTACTGAATCAAGCTGGGGGCGAAGAACAAGCACCCGTACAGGAAGCCATGCCTGCTGAAGATACTGGCGGCGATGAGTTTCAAGATCCGGCGCTTCAGCGCGCTATAGCCTATGTTGGTGATCGTTTATACGGCCCCGACAAGGTATCCGAAGAGATCGCGAGGCAGCTGGGTCAAGCAGACACGCCAATGCCCAAGATGATCGCTGGTCTTGCATACACGCTGGCAGAAGCAGCAGATACCGCAACTGATGGGCTTATCAAGGAAGAAAACCTTTCGATCTTGGGGATGCTGACGCTGAATGAGGTGTTCACTATTGCTCAGACCGCGGGTATGCCTCTTGCAGACGGTGACATTTCTGCTGCGATGAAGCAGATGATAATTATGTATGGGCAAGAAAACGGTCTGACTCCAGAAGAGCTGGATGTCCTGTCGCAAGGCATGACGCAGATTGATGACGCTCAGTTCGCTACTGAAGCTGCCGCGCTGCCTGATGAGTTTGGTGACTCTCTCCCCGATTACGAGATCGAGGACGAAGAAGAGCCAATGCAGCAGCCAGCAGGTGCTATGGGGGCCTAACATGGGATTGCTTACCGATTTTGCTTTAGGCGCTGCTGCTGGCGCAGCCAAAGGTTTCACGGACTATGGCAATACGCTCTTTTCTGTAGAGACAGAGAAGGAGCGGCTGCGCGAGCTGCAAAGGATCAATGACGCTAACTACAAGCGTGATCGTCAGGACGCGCTGGATGATCGTGCGTTCTTGATACAAGAGAACGACCGCCTCTACCAGCGAGAGCGAGATGACTTCTTGGCAGATCGGCAGGCAGGCTTTGATCGGGATGATGATGTCTATGATCGCGCCCGAGAGGACTTCTTGGCAGATCGGACGTATACAGAAGGGCTCCCGCAGCAGTTCTTTGAAGATGACACTGGGATGCTCAAGTATGTGGATGGAAAGGGGCAGGTCACTGATGTTACCCAGCTGACCCGCACTAACCCGCTGCTATCCCCAGCTATCGACGCATACACCGCGCAGCAGCGTCAGATTGACGATATGGGCTACACGCCAGAGGACAATCCAGAGGCGTTCGAAAGGCTCAACAACTACGCAAACATCATCCAATCGGCCATGAAGGACACTGGCGAAAAGATGGGGCTGGATGTCAGCTTCCTCGATCTTGGTGGTGCTGGAAGGGGCTCTCTCGCTCAGCAAAGAGCGGCAATCGAGCAGGCTATTGCTAACGGGCCTAATGCCAGAGGTCAGTACGATCTGAGTGATGGGACCACCGCAACATTGGCGGAGCTTAATCTCGCTCTATCAAGGCTTCCTAATTAAGTAATTTCTCTCCCTGGGTCTATTGACCTATTCGGGGGCCTTTTGGCCCCCTTTTTTTTGTTTTGAGGATTGGTCGGAATGGCTGAAAACACGCGCTCCAACTTCTTTAACCCAGGGTTGTTTGATGATGAGTACATCGCTCCGTCTGTAACAAGGTCAAACTTTTTCTCCCCTGGCCTGTTTGATGAAGAGGAAGAGGAAGAGAAAGGTTTTGTTCTAAACACGCTCGCTGGCGCGGGTGAGCGTGGTGCAGAGCTTGTCAGTAATCTTGTTGAGTTCACCGGCAATCTGGCTGAGTCCGGCGAAAAATGGATAGCAGAAACAACTGGGATCAATCCCTACATCGAGTTTGGCGAAGATGGCGTTTCGTTTGAGTGGTATCGGGACCCGAACGAAACCAGCAATATGCTTCAGCCGTTGGCCGAAGGGATCGAAGAGCTTGGAGACTTCGGTTATGAGTCCCGCTTCACTTGGGAAAACTTTAAGGGTGAAGATGGCGAGCTGAGCTGGGATGACTGGACCAACCCCAAAAAGCTGGCTGGGTTTGTTGTAGAGCAGGGCGTTCACTCGATACCCGATATGGTCGCAGCGGTTACCACGCTGGTCCCATATGTCGCATCTCGAACACAAGAGATTGCCGAGCAGCGGGAGATCAACAAGGGCAAGAGCTATCGGTACGTCGATGGCGTCTACATCGAGGACCCTGATGGGCCTATCCGAGTAGACAACGATGGTGTGGTCACTGCCGGCGATTTAACCGAGGCGCTACCTACTGCGGTTTTTAATTCTGTGCTCGAGCGAATCGGTGCTCTGAGCATATTTAAGTCGGCTCCAGGGGCTACCCTAAAAAGCCGCATCTTTAAGGGCTCTACTCGAGAAGCTGGCACTGAGTTCTTACAGGAAGGTTCGGAATACGCGGGTGAGGTTATTGGCACTCCTGTTCCGTTTGAAACTGACGTTGCGCTAGATCGCGGTATTGCTGGTGCTGTGGCAGGCGGCGGATTTGGTGGCTTGCTTGCAGGCGGTGACTCACTGCTTCGTGGCAATGAGCTTGCTGAAGCTGTCGATAAAGGCCGCAAAGAATCTCAAGCTCGCGGTGGCGATGGGCTCGATCAAGCAGCTGCTGCGGCAGGCAATGCAGCCAGCACTCCCCTTAGCGCCACTGAGCGTCTGCGTCAACGCATGGGTATGGGCAGCACTGAGCCTGAGCAGCTCATGGACGTTGAGGATCTTGCCGGCACATCCGAAGCCAACCCCGTTCCAGTTTTCGGCGCGACTATAGAAACGCCTACTGGCACTACCCAAATCGAAACAGATAACGCAGAAGCTACTGCGAGAGCTGCTCGCGCCCTAGCAGGCGATACTGGCACTGTTACCCTTACCCCAGAAGAAACAACCCTCGACCCCGAATCCCTTAGCAGAGAGCAGCTCGAGGAGCTGTATCCTGCTGCCTACCAAGTAAGCCCCTACGCCCTGGGTCAGATAGATGACTTCAGAAGGCTGGGCATCCCCAACGAGCAAACCTACCAAGCCATTCTTGCGTCTAGGCGAGCTGACCGCACTGCCCCCGTACAGACCCCCGCACCGTCCTCCAGACAGCCTTTAGGCACTGACCCACGCTTGGGTCTGCGCGACAGCATATTGATGAATGAGCGCGATATACGCGCTGCTGAGGAAGCTGGGGACCAAGACGCTGTTACTGCCTTGAATGAAGATAACGTGCGATTGCGTAGCGTAGAGGCTCAACTGCGTAGAGCTAACGAGCTGGCACAGCAGGGCAATCAAGCAGCAGCTGACAGAATCATTGAGCGAGTCAGACCGATCTTGCAGGAAGAGGCAGGCCGCAGAGCTGCTTTCGATTTCACTCCCCCTCAGACAGACCCATTGCTGCTCGAGGACCAAGGCATCATCTATGGCGAGGCCCCAGAGGGCGCTCCTCAGTTGCCGTCAAGAGTCACACGCCGCAAGACCAGTGGCGAGCCATACCCCACAGCCAAGACAGCTCAGGCTGCAATGAATTTCCTGCGGAACAACGAGCCCGAATATAACTGGGCCGTGATCCGTGATGGGGACGGGTTTGCCGTCGAGGGCAATTTGCCGGAAGGCCCTGGGGCTCAAGTTATCAACGAGGTTACTCCTGATGCCGTAGTAGAGCGCGGTCAACAAAGCCAGCGGCAGCGGCTACAGGACCTTCAATTTGAAGAAGAGGTCGTACAGCCAGAGCAGGCAATCGAGCAAGAGCGGCAAGAAGATCAAGTTTCTATCGGGGACGTTATTGCTCAGTTTGAAGCGTCTGTAGATGAAGAGGCTCAGAAGCTAGACGAGCTGCGCGCCCAGAGAGATGAGATGACCGCGCGGGATCTCAAGGGCGTAAACGCGCCGATTCCCGCATCAACGATTAAAGATACTGATGACCTGCTTCTGACCATTGTGAAGCTGGGCGGGATCAACATCGAGGATGCGAAGAGCAACGATTTCGATACTAAGCGAGATGCGCCCAAGCCTTACAGTGTCGGCAGGTACGCGCTATTCAAGCGTAACGGGAAAACCTTTGACGATCTCCGTGAGAGCTTACAGGAGCTGGGCTGGTATATACCGGAAGATCCGAATCAGCCCCCGCAGCTTGGTGCTAACGATGTTATGGAGGACATTCGTGACGCTATCAGGTCAACCAGCGAGGGCAGCTATGTTTATAAGGCAGACAAAGAAGGTGACATAGCAGGCTTAGATCGAGATATAGATCTACAGCAGGAGCTTATTGACGAGTTCGAGTACCTGCTAGAATCCTACAAAACACAAATCAACCCCGAAGAGGCTGGTCGCAATGACCTCAACATCTACGATGCGGCTCAATTCTTCGAGGGCGTAACAGAGGAGATCTACAGTGGTCCAGAACAGATACCCGCGCGAAGGGCTGAGGCAACTACAGGAGATGTACCAGCGGTTGTCGCCGGAGGAGATCGCGCAGCTGAGGGAGACCCCAGAGGGGGTCAGCGAAGAGATCAAGAAATTGCAGAAGATCGCAGCACAGAGAGTGTTGCAGAGGCGAGGGATAACCTTCCCCCAGATGTAACAACAGACACGACCACCGAAGCGGAGCCACAAGGCTCCGTTTCTGCTTCTGGGGTCCCAGAATTTGAGCTTGGCACTTATACGGAAAGAGACATTGCTACGCTCGAGGATAGGGATCTCGAGAGCATGGAGGCTCGCGAGCAGATAGACCGTGAGCGCAATGAGTTTGCGCTGGATGCTGGTGAATCAACCCTAGCGGCTGCTACGGAAAGACTGGGGCAGACCCGCGGCGGGGATATGTTTGGCTTCGATGAGGTCCAGCCCCGATCCAACAAGGATTACGGGTTCGAGAATAGACGCCGGCAGATTAACTCGAAGCTCAATCAAACAAGCGAAGCAGATTTAGATCTGTTCTTGGAAGATATCGGTGCTCAAAAGAAAGGCACGAAACTCGAGAAGATTGAGCGGCTTACAGAGGCTTTTGAGGCTCAGTACGTTTTCGAGAACACCGGACCCTATGAGAGTGTTGTTCAAATAGAGCAGGCAATCCAAGACGGCGTAATCGACCGAGAGGACGCTGCTCGCTTTGCCAGAGTCTTGGCCACCTCTCAAAACGCTATGCCTTCCTCAACCAGTGCTAAGAGCAACGCCGGAGACATAGCCACACTTGCCGCGCGTATGTCTGGTAGCGAGAGAGTTCCCTACCGCACTGAAGCGGAAGAAGCGGCTTTCGAGGAATCAAACGCACCTGAGAGGCAGCGCCTGCAAGAGCAGCAGGAACAGCAAGAAGCTGAGAGACAGGAAACAAGCGAGTGGTTTGACAACAAAGAAAACAGGGATCGGTTTATTGATTTCTGGGAAAAGGCTACTCCATCCACAAGGCGTGATGTCCTCGAGCGAGTAGGCATGAACGCCCTGGGCGACACTGACAAGAAGATCGCTCGGCGCATAAACGCAGAGACCCCATCTAAGCTGCCCAATGCGGTAAATAACCTCCTTGTTCCGTGGGCTGCACAAAACTTTGATAGCTACTTAGAGGAGTACAAAAACAACAAGGACAACTGGGATGCGGTCGAGTGGGCTCAATATCTTGATCGCCCACAAGAGGAAATAGAGCGGCTCATCCAAGATCGAGAAATCAGGGATCTCGCGCTTCTCCAAGCTGAGCAGCCAAGCAATGCGCCAGAGCACCGAAATGCAGACACTGGGGTAAATGAAGCGCAGCTCGCGGAGCTGGTGGAAACTCTCGGCAGATACCGTACAGCAGAAGATACGCTTGCAGACCCAGAGCGCGTGACTCGAGTGCTGCAAGCGCCGGCAGAAAAAGATCGTGTTCGGCTAAAAGATAAGGTCAACATTCTCACGGGAAGCCAAGGGTTTCTGAGCCCAGAGCAAGCTGAAGCTCGAGTGCAAACGTGGCGGGACAATGCTCGAGGCCAGTTCCGAGTTCCAGAAAAGAGAGCAATAAACGACCGACTTGTTGTGCTTTCCCTCTTTGACCTAACGGGATCATGGTCAGATCCGTGGTCAGAAGCCGGATATGAGGTTCATACCTTCGATATCCAAGACAACCCCTATGTAGGCGACATAACCAACTTCGGTACAGATTTCTTCCAGCAGCTGTTCAATATGTTCGACGGCAAAGAAATCCACGCGATTTTGGCTGCTTGCCCCTGCACTGATTTCGCAAGCAGCGGATCAAGGCACTTCTCCGCGAAAGATAAAGACGGGCGCACTTACTCAAGCATACAGCTGGTGCAAGCCACCCTCGATGTTATCGAATACTTCAAGCCATCTGTCTGGGCGATAGAGAATCCAGTGGGTCGCATCGAGAAGATGAACGGCTTGCCGCCCTGGTCACTTTCTTTTGATCCGTACCACTTTGGCGAGGACTACACAAAGAAAACGCTTCTTTGGGGCCGCATGAACGCAGACCTGCCTATTGCGCCAACTGAGCCTACTGCCGGCTCCAAGATGCACAGTCAGTTCGGCGGCAGCTCGATAGAGACAAAGAACGCGAGAAGCGAAACCCCAGAAGGTTTTGCTTATGCCTTCTTCAACGCAAACAACGCTATCGACCACCCGATTATGACCATGCAGAACCGCTACGACATGGTTGATCCAGATGCGATTCGCGAAGCTGTTGAAGCGGGAATGTCGTTCTCCGACATAGACAACATTGTCATGGACCCTTACTACATTTCCCTCGACTATGAGGCTGCTGCGGCGGATCTGAGAGAGGCTGTTAAGGAGCTTCGAGAGGATCAGGAAGGGGG